ATGAGCCTTAAAAATATGGTGATGATGCGAAATGTTCGCACCGACCAAGTTATTGCTACTATCTTAAACCAGTTTGGACTTGATTCCGCAATGTACAAATTATCAGCAGGACTCAACGTTATTCCATTTGTTTATTTTGCTTCTGGCAAAAATGCCGGCAATGCCTTAAAAGAATTAGTTCAAGCTGAAAACGGCGCAATGTGGCTTGATGAACAAGGTATTATCAGGTTTCAGCCAAGGACTTCGATTATCGGTAAACAGCCAGTAATGACATTTAATGCCACAACAATTATTAAAGCCACGCCAAGTCGCACCGACAGTATTGTAAATACTGTTAAAGTAAAGAGTGAAATCCGCGCCGTTCAGGCATTTCAGTCTATTTTCACAATGGACAATTCCAACGGATATTCTGGTGAATCCAAAGAAGATGCCTACCGATTACCAGCCAACAGTACTAAAGATGTATGGATTTCATTTGATGATCCAATCTGGCAATGTTCTGCTAATCCATTATTAAAAGGTAGTTCCGATAACTCAAATTTTACAGCTGTAGATTTATCTGGCAAACTAGTGTCCGAGAAAGTCTCGGCTACTGGCACATTATTTGCTGATTCGATGAAGCTTACATTTATCAATACGAATAGCTTTCCAGTTTCTGTAAATTTTTTGCAGATTTTTGGTGAACCAGCCAAGCAGGTTTCTGGTAGTCCAATAGAATATGAAGCTCACGATAGTGAATCTGTCGAGAAATATGGCGTTCAGGCACTAGAGATTAACGATAATGATTGCTTTGGTAATTATAAGAATATTGACAATTACGCCACAGATATTCTAAAAAAATATGCTAATTATTCGCCGATTTTAAAGCTTGAGGTCAAAGGCAATCCAGCACTTCAGCTTCAGGATATTGTATCGGTAGATTTTAAAGAATTTGTTGGAAACTACCAAATTATAGGCATTGAAATGTCGCTTGGCGATTCACAACTAAAAACTACTCTAACACTCAAGAAAACCACAGTTGTTTCGCCATTCATCTTAGATCAATCGGCATTAGATAGTACTGATGCATTGGGTTAGAAGGGAGAGGATATGACAATCGAAAAAACAGTAAAATATTCAGGCAACGTAGTTACATCATCTAACGACGGTAAAATGATCATAGATCAGACAGCGGGTGAGATTATTGTGAGGGATGGCAATAATGTTAGGCGTTATTATCTCGGTTCTGAAAAATCACCAACTGGATTCGGTCAATATATATCAAAACCAAACGTTGATGTGATTACGGAGCTTAATCAATAATGACTCAACCTAGAAATTTTATAATGAGTAGCGATTATCCTATACCGATACTCGCTCTCAAATTATCTACTACCATAAACGTGCCAGTAGGTCAGTATTGGAATGAGAATAAAAAAATAGTTCCACACAATCTTCCATTTACCCCTCTCATTATTGGACAATGGTCTACTAATGCTAATTTTAATCCAGCTTTTGACTTATCGACTCAAATTCCTATCTTTTATGGTAGTAGCCAGCCACCATTTGTAGTTAATATCGGGGCGGACGACCATAATATCTATATAAATTGTTCACATAATAATTCATTTGAGACTATTTTTTATTTTAGGCTGACTGGATTTGTTCCACCAGATTATGAAGGTGAAGTAGATAATGTAGATGATATTACTAATTTCAGGCTTAATTCTGATTTTAATTATCCTAAAATTCTAGAGCAGAAAAAAATAACAGTCGAAGCTAATACTAATTCAATTATTAACCATAATCTTGGATATATTCCTCAAGCTAGACTTTGGAAGATCGGTCAAGTTGGCAACTACTCACAAGGTTATCATAACTGTGTTATGCCACAGGCTACTACAAGATCTACTAATAACGATGGTTATTTGGGTGCATTAGTTAATGACAAGCAGTATATTATCTGTAATAAATCAAATAGTTCATCACAAGAAACTTTTTATTATCATATATATGGAGATGAAATATGACGATTTCAAGGATCTCGAATTTTTTACAAAATAGTGATTTTACGGCTCAAAAGCAGAAGAACAAGATACATTTTGAACTCAATATTCCAGCAGGAAGTTATAAGACTGGCGATTCGTGGCACGTAGACAAAGATTCTCCAAGCGGTGTATTTTTTGAAAATGTTGTAATGAAAACAAATCTTGAGCAAAATTATCTACCAACAAACTACACTATAATTTTGCCAAATCATGAAGCGGATATTTTTGTAAGCGTTCATAGGCTAGATATCAACCATTATAGGCTTTTCGCAGTGTTCCAAAGACTTATGACACCGGAAAACTTAAATCCATATGCACAAATCCCTAATATCAACATACAAGCATGGCTTAATTTATCCATATCACCGTTTTAGCTATTCTAAGACGTTTTGAGAAGTTTTTCTTAATAGATGATAAAACTATCGTCTAAATTAAAATAACCCCTTTATCGTTTATGATAGAGGGGTAGTTTTTTTGAGGTAAACTAAGATTTTTATTTTTTCTTCTTCAAAAGCTTAAAAATTAGTAAAATCTGTGAACCCAAGGTTGCCAAGATACTAGCAAGAGCCGTACCGAAGGCTGTCATATTCTTATCGTTTAAGCTCATAATAGCAAGCACAACTTGTGGCGTGATAGCTGATCCAAGGAGCAAGAAATCTCCAACTAAGTAAGCAATAATCTTAGTTTTATTACTAAACTCAAAACCCGAGCCAGCCTCTGTGATAGCTTCAGTTGAAGCGTTAGCTAGCTTCATGTACTCTTCATTGATTTTATTGATTTGTTCATCAGTTAATGTAGGCTTCATAGTTTCTTCCTTTTCTTCGGCTTTCTGCTCATCCTTGTTAATATTTTCCGTTTTGTTCTCTTCCATTTGTTTCTCCTTTTCTTGCATATTTTCCTTAGGCGTTTCTGGCGCTGGTTCTGGTTTAGGTGGCTCAGCTGGTTGTTCTGGTTGTTTTGGTGATTCTTGCAGTGTCTCAGCAGGTTTTTCAACTGGTTTACCTATACCTTTATCTACGAGAGGTTGAATAGCATCCCAGCTATAACCAGCCGCGGCTAAACGTCTCTTTCTTTCTTCGCCATCACCCCATTTCTTTTGCCATATTTCTGCTGCGATTTCTTCATTAGATTTTAATTGTGGTGGATTGACCCACTCAACTACACGGGTAGTATTCATGGTTTCAGTCCAACCTGCATAGGCAACACTGTAAATGCGAGAGACGATATCGATAGTAGTGTTTAATTCGCCTTCAAAATAATCGAAAAATGGTTTACGAGTATAAGGGCTTGACCAAATCTGAATACGGTTCCCAGTACGCTTAGCAATAGCCACATGACCATAGTTCTTATAACCGCCAGTCCACCAAATAGGAACAAAACATCCATCTGGAAGATTCCGGTCTAAATGCTTCGTATTATTCCAACTCCATGCAATTTGAGCAGACTCTGCGAATGGAGCAACATTAAATGTCTTCTGTGCGACAGCTAAACACCACAAAAACCAGTCTAGTAATACTTTTCCTTGGGCGTAAATTACAAGTTTTTTATCGTCTAGATTTGGGTAGATTGTTTGCTTCCAGCTCATTTTAATTCCTTAAACATTAAGATTATAAATAAATGCCTCAATAACGAGATATGAGATCAATGCTTGGATAAGATATCCCTTCAAGGTTATAAATAGCCAGAATAAAATGTTAAATAACATTATCCCTCCCCAAGTTAAAACTGATAGCCAATTCGTCTTTTTCATCGATGCGCTCCATCAATAATCACGAATTTAAGGATTGCCCCGAGAACTGCTGTAATAATCGCCCAGACGATTTTAGCTTGATTTTCTTCAAGTTTATGAAGACGACTAGATCGGTCTGCAGCTCGTTCTTCTAGGACTGTAACACGCTGAGAAATTACATTGTAAGTATCAACTTTATGATTTACCTCATTTACAAGATCCCCGATATTTTTAATATCTGCTTCCATCTTGCCTAGTTTCTGATATAGGGCTGAATCGTTGTTCATATGAATATAGCGTAAGCGATTATAGGGTGGCAATGATATGATTCCATTACGTAAATTAAAGCCTAACTATTCAAAAGAACAGATAGAAATTGGTACATGGATTGACGGTAGGAAAATTTATAGGAAAGTCTATTTTGGAAAAGGAGACGTCCCTAAAGAAGTGTCTGTGATAGATTGCGCAACCGTTATTGATATGAGAATGGTTGTTAAAAATAAAGCAAATAATGGGTCTTGGAGGACGGTACCTTGGTTATACGACACAGCTGATAATAGCTGGGTTGCAGGGTTTTATATGGATTCGTTGCGAAAAGTAGTAGTAATGCAACTTAAAAATAACATGGCTAGTGCTTATTGGTGGCACTTAGTTATTGATTATTGTATCGATGTAAGCCCTGAATAGGATTCATTTTACAATTTCAATAGTCATAAAAGTATTTATTTCATTTATATTGCGTGGATCAAGGTTTTGAAGCCAGAAAAAATCACCTTTAGATACCGGCACTAAAACAGTCGAGAGAGTCGCAGTTCCAAATCCCGACGTCATGGTGGTGATTGTTCTAGTATGTGGGACTGCTTTTTCTTTCTTCATTAACTCAAACCAGCCGTAATTCACTCCATTTTGTTGATAATAAACAGAAGCTGAAACTTTTACATAACTTATATCTTCACCAATAACAATAGAACTATCACTTAAAGATAAACTATCTCCAATCTTGTTTTCTATCTTACTAAAAGGAATCTTTGCTCCAGCTCCAATAGGCTGTTGATATGAATCCCCACCAATTACTGTTATACAGTTAGGCTTTAATTTACGTAATGGAATCATACCATTGCCAATATTGGTTCCGTCTGCTAAACCAGCACAAAAATCAGCTAAGTACTTGTCGTTAGCGACCATCTGATCCATCTCTGCAGCGGTTAAAACATCGAGTGGTGTAAAATCCATATTAGGATATGGTAAAGTTACTGCCATTATTTTGTCTCCTGATTAAAATAAAAATCTGTGTACTCAAAGCTAGTATCGGTCGCGGTCATCACAACTCGCTGAGCCGAAGCAATATCAATCTGTTTAGCAACGCTATCTAAGAAGCTTTCAATAGTCTTTTCTGACTCTGAAGTTGTCAAAATCATTAAACAGAACTTGACGACATTTTTGTCTCCAATGGTGTAATTTTTGGCGTAACGATATGTCGGAACTTGAGTAGTTTTTGCAATATTATGCTCAAAATAAGTTCGTCCAGCCGGTGATTGACGAACAGAAAACTCATCATTTAGTTTTGGTTTCCAAATCGCAACTCGATCAAGAATAAGTTTGTTTATCATATTCATGATTATGCAATTTAACAGGGTGGCAATGATATGATTCCATTGTCTAAATTAAATAACAAATATACCACTGATGAACAAATTATAGGCAAATGGGAAGATGGTAAAACTATATATCGTAAAGTAATTAAGGGCACTGGATATATTCCTGCTTCTACAAAATTCGTTGAGGCAAATGTCGTTAGTACGGTCGTTTTTGCTCACTGTGAAGCTTTGTCTGATTATGATGAATGGCGTCCGATTCCATGGCTTTATGGAAATAGTGCCAATAGTGTTGATGGAGCATGGCATAGTGGCTTCTCTATTCGTCCAAAACTTGGCGATATTGCATTTCAGGTCGGTTCAGCTATTGGTAAAACTAAGAGGTGGCATGTAATCGTAGAATACACAAAAGCATAATAAAATGTGGAATTTTTAAGTATTTATAAGGTGTTTTTTGTTGAGAAAAATTGATAAAACCCCTTGACTTTATACGCCATGCGGTGTATAATTAAGATAGTGGTAAAGACATTGGCACATTAAAAAAATGGTAGAAAGGAGGAAGCTATGAGTATTTCATTCAAAATCTCTCGATTAAGACTTGAAATAAAAATTACTCTCGCCGGTCGAAGACGAAAGTAATCTAACGTAACGATTCCATTCTAGCAAAACATAACGGAATAGTCAAGTCTTTACCACTATTAGGAGAAAGCATGAATAACGACACTGAATTTATTACCATCCCAAAAACTGAATATGATGAACTAAAAGATAAGGCTGATAAATGGGATGAATATACGTCTAAATTAGCCAAAAATCTGCCAAATAAGAGCCTTAGTGCTAAGCAACGTTCTGAAGCAGCTCGAAGAGCCGTACAAGCTCGTTGGGCTAAAATAAAGGATTGACATATTGTGTAATTTTTATTAAACTCAAGGAAATTGATGTAATGGAGTTTGAGCCTCCTCGTTTTAATGACGAGGGGGCTTTCTTATGGAATAGCCTCACAATCATAAGCGAGGTAAAATGTCGACTAATAACTACTACGTCAGGATGGATAAGAGGACGCTCCCCACCGTTTTTAATGGTGATTTAGTAGCGTGGAGTTGGTATTACTCGCTGAAAGATTATATATCACGATTCAAGCCAGATAAATATGGGTATGCTAGGATCTCTAATCGTGTCATACTACAAGATTTTGGACTTGATCGGTTCCAATTTTACAGATTAAATCACAAACTTGCAGACTTAGGTTTAATAGCAATTGATGATATTAAACGAGGTCAGAGGGTCTTTTCGGGGATAAAAATACTTAAAATAATATAAATTAAATTGCAAAAACTATGGAGGTAGCTGAAGAAGCATACCTCTCTTTATTTGTCAAATTTTACCTGTGGAAAACTATGCAAAATCTGTGGAAAACATGTGGAAAAATACCCCATTTTTTGTGGATAAGTCTGTGGAAAAGTACCATGAAGTGTGCGAAATCCGCACACTTCCCGACCCCTGTTAAGTGTGCGAAATCCGCACACCCATATAACCATATATACCATATAGTAATAGGCTTAACTAAAAAAATAATTTAATTTTAATTTAGACACGAAAAGCTTCCCAAGCTCTTGCTTGGTGATTAGCCGAGCTTGGGGCTTTTCTTTTAATAAGGAAGAATATGAAAAACTTAAAATCAATAGATAAGCAAATTGACGAATATTTGAATTACTGCGAGAATGTTCGTCGCATGAGTGAACAGACTCTTCATGGAAAAAGATGGATTTGTAGGGAGTTCCTCAAAACAATTAAGATTGATAGCCTTAGTGAATTATCAAACAAGCACATCAATGAATGGATAGCAGAACAAACTGCTCGTGGATGTTCTGGCAGGACAATCAATAGTAGGCTAGTTAATTTAGTCGCTATGCTTCGATATTTTCAAGACATGGGAATATCATTTCCGAAACTAAAACTACGATTGATTATTAAATGTAAGGAACAACCACCTCGTAGGGTTTACTACACTAGAGAGCAGATTGAGCAAGTATTGAGATATGCTGATCATTTAGAGTGGCTTTTAATTAAGCTTTGCTTTGATTGTGGACTTAGAATTTCCGAATTACGTAATCTTAGGCTCATGAATCTTAATGGAAGAATGGTAACATTTATAGGTAAGGGTTCGAAAGCTCGTGAATCATACATGAGTAAAGAAGCTAAGAACCGTTTAGACGACTGGATTCAAAGAAACCGAATAAGCGATTTTATCTGGGTGAGAACGCCCGGAAAAAATGAACCAATGTCGATTGAAGACATACGATATTTGATGAGAAAGCCGTTCTATCAAGCTGGATTCAAAAACTTCTATCCGCACGCTTTACGCCACTCTTTCGCAACTGATATTCAAAAACATGGTGCTTCACTGATGGAGACCAAAGAAATGTTAGGACATGCAAGAATTGAAACTACAGAACGATACGTCCATGGTTTAGAAGGACATTTGGAATATTTCTTCGATAAATATAAATTTACAACGGCTTAATAAGCGATGATATTGGTCATGCAGATTAGTGGTGGTTGTGGAAAACTATCTGCATGACTATAATATCGTTATTGACAAAATGACAAATCTTCGCTACACTAAAAATATCTTAGCGAAGTCATCAAGACAAGCTATATACTCTTTAACACTTAGAAGAATAGAAACCGTGGTAATTTACTATCATGGAAAATTTTTAAGTGTTATAATCATATCACTTAAAAAACTTACATGGTTGTAAAATAGTACGCCCCTGTTGGTGTGTTTTTTCTTATCACGGTCTCACGAAGACCGTTTTTTGTTGTTTCGTGAGGCTATTAAACTCCATTCATCAATTTTTAAGTTTGTAGCTTCACGTTGACACCAAAAAGCTAACAGCGGACACTCGCCAGTTCAAACAAGTAACTGAATGGCAGAAAAAACAAAAGCAGTTAGAGGTGAAATTAAATCAAAAAGGAGAAAAAATATGGTTCGACGCCAAAACAAAAACTACAAAAAAGAAAAAATGAATAACAACCAAATTGAAGGTATGTCTACTATCGAGAGCATTATTACTATCGGATTAGGGATCTTATTACTATTCGTAGGTGGTGGAAGGTATCCAATTATCAATTGGACGAGTTTATACCTACTAGTACTTGGAGTTATTAGTGTAATTAAAAATCTTGGAGAAAGATGAAAAAATGAAAATTGAAGTAAAAGTAATCGATGATACTATTCCAGATTGTCTACATGAAGAAACTCACACAGACAAATATGATTTTGGTCATGCAGATCCAATTAGGGGTGATTACGTTGACGATTGTCAGGATGTTGAAGTTTGCAACAATTGTGGCGCTTGGCGAACATTTAAGCGTGGCAAATTGATTGAATATCCAGATGGACACAGTAGCGAAGTAGTAGATGACGAAGAAGGAGAATGGCAGGAGCCATTACAATAAAAATGACAGAGACACGATTATCAATAGCTCAATATATCCGAGAAGATGCTGTTAGCGCTCGTCTTAACGATCTACTCGGTAAACGAGCATCACAATTTATAACGAGTTTAGTTGCAGCAGCGAACGCCAATAAACTACTTAATACTTGTAAACCTGAAAGTGTAGTTTCAGCGGCACTAATTGCTGCTTCAATGGATCTACCAATTAACCAAAACTTAGGTTTTGCTTACTTAATCCCATACACATTAAATAGGAATAAAAAAGACGAAGAAACGGTCTGCCAATTTCAAATGGGCTACAAGGGCTTTATCCAACTGGCTCAACGTTCCGGTTTTTACAAAACTATCAATGCCACTGAAATAAAAGAGGGCGAAATTATCAATTTTAACCGTCTAAGCGGCGAGATGGAGTTCAAATGGATAGAAGACTCATCTAAACGAGAAAAAGCTCCCACAATTGGCTTCGTGGCTTATTTCAGACTATTAAATGGCTTCGAGAAGTCGCTCTATATGACGGTCGAAGAACTAAATACACATGCCAAGAAGTATTCTAAAAATTTTGCCAAATACGGCTCTGGGCTTTGGAGCGATGATTTTGACTCGATGGCAAAGAAAACCGTATTGAAGCTTTTGATTAGCAAGTTCGGTCCTCTAAATACTCAGCTTCAAAAAGCAATTCAAGAAGATCAGGCTGTTGATGGCGAATATGAAGATAATCCTCAACGCAAGCCAGAACTCACAGAAACTCAAGAAGCAGAGATTGTCGAGGAAGTAAGCAGTTTAGCCGATCAACTAGAACAGGAGAATAAAAAGTGAACGAAAGAGATATAGCTATGCTCAAAAATTTGCGCGGTACTATTTATCATTCTTATGAATATATGCGTGAAGAAATGAGCGAGTATGTAATTTTCGACAAAGGTAAGCCAGACCAACAGATATTTGATGATACTTTTAATGACTTAGCGAGGCTTGGGCAACAAGTTTCAATCTTGATAAAGAAATATGAGAAGAGGACAAAATGAACAACGAGTTAATAGTAAAAATTAACCCAACTGAAATTTTTCAGACACAGAATGAAGGTAAAGATTTTATTGTTAATCCTAATGCTGAAAAAGCAATTATTCGCCTTCTTGAAATTCAAGCTGAGGTCGATAAAGCAGTTGAATTACTTAAATCAGAGATTGAACGCCAAGCATTAGAGTTTAATCCAAATATTTCAGCCATTAAGGGCGAGAAGATTAAAATTAACTATTCTGCTGCTGGAGCAAAATATAAAGACAATGGCGAAGCCAAGTTTCACAGTTCTAAATTTTGGAAGAAAAAGACCACGTGGTCAATCGATTCAAAGGCAGTTGATGATCATCGAGCAAAATACTATCGATTACCTGCCGGTATTACAGAAGTAGAGCGTAAAAAGACGATCAGAATCAATGTAAGCGAGGCTTCCAATGAATAACGATGGTTTTGGCGCAATTCGTGTTAGTTATTCAATTTTAAGTGCTTGGGAGAGTGGCGATATTGATCGTGCTATTGCTCCATACACTGGCGTTGAAATTGAACCAAATAATGCAATGGAGTTTGGAAAAAAGATGCATGGTATTTGGGAACGATATGTCAAAAAACATAAAGCAATCCCAAAAATCTTTGGTGGTCGCAAATTAGAAGCACCTGAGGTTGAGCTAGCAACCAAGCGAGTCCGTAAATTAACAGATTGGTGTGTAATCTCTGGCGTACTAGATGTTAAAGACGGCGCGACTGGAATTGATTGGAAGACAGGTAAAGCTTCAGCTACCGACTATACCAATTCAAAGCAATCGGAAGTCTATCAAGTGCTTTACCCTGAACTCAAGCGCTTTGAGTTCTATTGCAAGAATCAACACATCCACCATACCGACAAAAACCATATCACGGTGGGAGTCGTTTACTTAAACCGTAAAACACTTGAAGATGGCTTGAACTGGATTCTGACAATGGCGGCAGAACTTCGTGAATACTTAATCAACAACGGATATGGCAATAGGTTAGATCAAGGCAAAGGGCTAGAGTAATAATTTAATTTTTAAGGAGAAACTATGAAAAACAACGAAATGAACGATGGATTAAATGAGTTAATAGAAAAATTAATCAAGTCTACAGGTGCTAGAACAATTAAGCGCAAAGATCTAAACAATCTTGACTCTGCAGTCGAGACAATTAAAGAATGTGTTTCAAAAGATAAACTTATTGGATATATAGTTATTGGAGTATCTAATGATAGCGAAGTAGTAAATGCCACAGTAGGCTCAAAATTTGCAATCTATGAGATGATAAATCTGCTTTTTGAAGCCGTAGCAAAAATAGATACCGATCTTGGCAGAGAAATCTTAGAAAAACTCAAATCTAATTTCGAAGAAATAAAAACCTCAAAATCTGAAGATGAAAAGGGTAGTGATAATGACTGTGATGAAGACGATGAGGATGATACGAAGAAAGAAATCGCGAAAAAACTTAAAAAGATATTTTCCAAATATTTTGACATCGATTCTGAAGATTACTAAAAAAGCTAAAAAGACTCAAATAAATTGTAATGTGGTGCTGGTATACCCCCTTAAGTAAATAACCAGTTAAATGTCAATACAGACGCAGCCACTAACCCACTAACTAAAAACTAATAAACCATTAACTATTGAATTTCTACTATTGTAGATTGTTGGTACAAGGTAATTTGTATTATCTCCTCACGTTAGTTTTAAGTTATTGTCTCCACTGTATGGTTCAATGTTATGACCTGCAGTGGAGAACCAAGAGAAAGGAGGTAATAAAAAATGAGACGAATCCCAAAATACAATTCCGAGCATAATCTCTATGAGCAGATCGCTCGACACTTGCAGCAACAATATCCAGACGTAATTTATCGCTTCGACATCGCCGCAGACCTTAAATTGACACCAGGGCAGGCGGCAAAACATAAGAGGCTACACCCAGAGCGTGGCTATCCTGACTTGTTTATTGCACGAAGTGGGGAGGTTATTTTCGGACCATGCAACGATAGAAGATTAGTTTACGGACTTTACATTGAAATCAAAAAAGATGGCACCAAATTAAAACGCGATAAAGATGCAAAAAAGCCCTTGAAGGGTGAGGTTAAAATCCGCAAAAAGGGAGATTGTTGGGACAAACATATCGAAGAACAAGCTGAAATGCTTGAAAAACTGCGTGCGAGGGGTTATAGAGCCGAATTTGGGGTTGGATTTGAGGGGTGTAAGAAAATAATTGATGAATATTTACGTAATTAAATAAAAATCTTGCGAGGAGGTAAAGTGGCAAGAAATTATCAGGTATCTGTTCGGAAAACGAATGGTCTCGAAATATGGTTCGTTAATCCACGTGATATTTACATCAAAGATAAATATGGCTGGCAGAAATTTACGAGATGGGACGTTCGACAGAGGAACTTTTGGACTTATCACTGGCGACCATTCATGCGAGCATTGCGAGATTACCGCTATCTAGACATGAGTACGATACGTCGTCTTGCCACCCTACACGACATTAGTATTACAACTGGAAACTTACCTGATTGGGTAAGAAAAACCACAGCTAGAATAATTCCAGAGAAAGGTAGAGCGAGGAATAATGAAAGATTTTATGATAAATCAAGATACTAAAGTTACTCTCTATCTTAAAGAGTGTTACGGCTGTGATAGAGCCGGCAAATACACCCCACTTCACCAGTTTATTATCAATAATCAAATTAAATTGACTAATTTTACAGTCAAGCGAGTTGAATTAAATCCAGATTGGCAACAAGAAGCAAATTCATTTGATATCGAGCTACCCTTAGTGGTTTTTGAGAACGAAGATGGTGAAAGAGAAGCTATTACTTATTCAGAATTTTTAGATAGACAAAATGAAAGAAGTGCCAAACCGAAAAGCTAAGCTAATGGGATCCGTGTCAGTGAGTCGAGCCACTGATGGCACTCCTCCGAGAAGAGAAATAACAATGAAATTATCAACAATCAATCAGATAGTAGAGGCGATTTTATCCCAAACTAAATCAGATACAAAACTACCTCACGAAGACGTCCGAGAGGCGACATTTAAGCGAATGGCAAACGAAGCCACCATAATTTTGAAGACCGCAATGATATGTGAGTCTAACGGAATAGACGAAGCCATGAAGTACTACAACGGCACCCATTCGGAGAATGAATATCAGGAATACAGAACTAGCGTAGTAGACTACGATGTTAGCCTCTGTAAGAGCTGCTGGTGCATGACGCACACGATAAATTGCAAATGCGGTAAGTGTAGTGCTAGAAAGGAAAATTTATGAAAAAGACGCGCACATATGTAAAACCGGCTACTCCGATCAACTACATAATCCGTTATACCGCTCATGACGACACTAAACATAAAATCATGAACTCTAATTTATCAGAAATTAAAAAGACAGAGCGATTTTTGAGAGAAAAAGGAGTGAAAGATATTGATATCGCAGTAACATTGCCACAAAAACCAAAGGGGTCAGAAATGTTTCCCGTGAATTATTAAGGAGAGTTGTATGGATGACGATAAAACTAAATACATAATTATAAACGAATCAGTAATGGGTTCAATTATTAAAGATATAGTTACATTTTCAATGTTTGCTGGATTACTTATGTTTAATCATCATCTACTAGGTGGGTCTACGGTAGTAGATGTTATGTTCATCATTTTAACTTTAGGATTTCTCGCCGGGAAACATAGTAAAACTCGTTTTGAGGGGACAAAAGAAGAGGTGATTAAGTATTTAAGCGAGGAAAAATAAGATGAAACGATATAAGTTGTTAAAAGACACCCCGACTCTCAAGGCTGGAACCATCTTTGAGGAAGTAGTAGGTGATTTTGATGGTTTAAGAGCACTAACTAGAATCACTCCAGTCGGCGCTAAGACATCACCTCATTTTACGATTAAAGATATTGATAACTTTGATGAATGGTTCGAGGAAATCCCTGAAAAACATGAAAGGTGGAGGGGTGGAAGAGGTGATGGTTATTATTTTATTGACGATGAAGGTGCTATACGCCATGAGATTGATACCAATGACGGCATGGACAACTATCGTTACAATATTGGTAATTATTTTAAGACCGAAGCCGAAGCCGAATCTTATAAAAAATACCTAACCGCTCGCCAAGTGCTTCTAGATGACGCTGAGGGTGGAAAGTGTATTGAATATGGCAAAAATTGGCATGCTTATTACGATACAATTACAAAAACCTATCACCCAGTGCATTCTATATCATATTTTTACCCAGGAATAATCTATTTTAGAACCGAAGAGGCGCTTGAAAAATCCCTCAAAGAGCATGAAGAGCAATGGAAAATCGTTCGTAAATATGAGATAGGCGAGATGTAATGAAGAAGAGCAAGAGTAAGAGTAAAAAGGTAGTAAAATCTACTGTTAAGCCAACCACAAAGAGTGGACACAAACTAACACCTCAGCAAGAGTTATTTTGCCAATTGTATGCAGGCGATAGAGAGTTTTTTGGTAATGGTGTTCAAAGCTACATTGAAGCTTACGGTGTCGATACAAGTAAGCCTGGGTGGTATACAACTGCTCGGGCTGGTGCGCATGAGAACCTCACAAAACCTCACATTTTGGAACGAATCGATGAAATCTTTGAAGCTCACGGGCTTAATGACCAATTTGTAGATAAACAACTCGAAAAACTTATTGTGCAGGATGCTGACTTTAGTGCCAAAATGAAAGCAATTGCTGAATATAATAAACTTAAAGCTCGCATTACTGAAAAGCGTGATATTACATCCGGTGGCGAAAAGATAGATATGCCAGTGGCATTGGTGGAGTTTGTAAATGGTGATAGCAAAAACAATCGTAAAGCTACCAAGTGAGTTTAAGCCACTTTTTGATAGTTGGTGGCGACATGCTGTTATTGAGGGTGGACGTTATTCTCTAAAGAGCCATACCGTGGCTCGATTTTTGCTACTAACGGCTCGTTCAAAGCGAGTGCGTATTGCTTGCTTACGTCAGTTCCAGAAGAATATAGCAGATAGCTCGTATCAACTTTTGATTGACTTAATCCAGCAATATGGCTTTTCGGAGTTCGTCTGGACAAATGATACTATTACGAACACCAATACTGGCTCAACTTTCATTTTTAAGGGTTTGGATCGCAATGTAGAAACCACCATTAAATCGCTCGAAGGTATTGATATGGCGTGGATTGATGAAGCTCAGACTATTACTCTTAAATCAATACGTATTCTTAATCCAACTATTCGTAAGCCTGGTAGTAAAATCATCTGGACACTAAACCGCCTCACTGACCTTGACCCTGTAATTTCCTATTTCATCACTAACCCACCACGTAAAGATGTCTGGCATTTAGAAGTAGATTATCGAATTGCACAGAAAAACGGCTGGCTTTCCAATGAAATCCTTTATGAAATAGAGCAAGCCAGAATCAATCACCCAGAAGATTACGCTCACGATTATTTAGGTAAGGCGCTCGCTATTTCAGATAAAAATATCATCCAGACCGCCCAAGTAATTGAGGCGATGGGTAGAGAGGTGGACGACGAAGGAGCAATTGAGGTCGGGGTGGATGTGGCTCGTCTTGGTGGAGACCGGACTGTGTTTGTGAAGAGAAAAGGATTAAAAGAAATTGGACGAGCCTCGTTTACTAAAAAACGTACAACCGAGGTTTGTGATCTATTAGTCAATTTTATTGGTGCGGACAAAAATGTCCTAATCAAAATTGATGATACTGGCGTTGGTGGCGGTGTTACGGATGAAATGATTACAAGAGGCTACAATGTTATTCCAATCAATTTCGGAGCCAAAGCCTCAAACTCAGACAAATATCCGAATCTCATTTCAGAAGCATGGTTTTACTTACAATCCATTATCGACCAAATTTCGATTGCTAATGATAAAGATTTATTAGTGGAGTTATCGAACCGTGAGTGGAAGATGGATAGCAAAGGGCGTAGGGGAGTTGAAAGTAAGGATGACTACAAAAAACGTGGCTTCCGCTCACCTGACCTAGCAGATGCTACGATCCTCTGTTTTTACACTCCACCTGCACCACCAAAAATTGAATATGGTGGAATAATCGTTGGCTAGATATAACATTTTTGCTTCATGGATTTAACAAAAATCGCTTGTCCGCCTCGGTTAAATTGCTTCATGGTTGCTTCATATGCATTCAACTATATAAGTAAAGATTTAACATTATCGCTTTATTCATCTGCCACCCTGTATAAACGCATAATTTGCTACAAGGAAATATTTCATGTTTAATAAAATTAAGAGCTTATTCAATACAAAATCAAAATCAGCATTATATAATACTAGCTCTCATCCTGCTGGTTATTATCGCCAAATGCCACTTGCTTATAGTTTTTATAAGGGTAATAGCTATGATAATACCTACCCGTCAATCAAAGCGATTGTCAATAAATTCATCGTTATCAGACCGTACGCGATAGACGCTAATGGTAAGCCAATCAAAAACAATCCAAATGTCGTAAATGCATTATATCGTCCAAACAAGCAGATGTCTGCTACGGATTTTCGCGAAGCCTTGGCGGTCATGGCATTAGTTCACCCGAAAGTATACTTACTTTTATGGCATTATGAAGGCAATACAGCTTATGCTGGCGGTGATATTACTGAAAATAATTTTGCCGGTCTAACATTCTTAGAGGGCGTAAGTGAAGTCGTTAGTGGTGGTAAGAAATATTATCAATGTAGCGGTTCAACTTATAGTGAGAATGAAGTAATTGAAATCTATTCAGGCTATGATCCATACAATTTAAGCCGTGGTTATGCTCCAAGCAACGCTATTTCAAAATGGGCTAATGTTGACGATTACATTGCAGCTTATCAAGCAGGCTTCTTTGAGAATGGTGCCGTGCCAGCTGGTCAATTTATTGTTACAGCTAAAGACGGGGCGCAGTTTGAAGATATTGTTAGTAAAATGCAAAGCTCGCACCGTGGAAGTGGTAGAAATAATAATGTTATTTATTCTCACCGTCCTATTGACCCCGTAACCGGAGCCGCAACATCTGCACAAATTGAATGGGTGCCATTTTCTCAATCCAATAAAGATATGTCGCTTGATTCAGTTTTTAAGCAAGCTAATGATAAGATTGACAGCGCTTTTGGTGTACCAGCTTCAATCCGTGGCGTAAATGATAATAATACTTATGCTTCAGTCCGCGTCGATGAACAAATCTTTATTAAATATACCGTTGAACCATTTGCGACTAAGGTTTATTCTAGGCTTACTCATGAACTAAATCGAGTTACTGGTGGTCTTGGATATGCTATTACTTTTGACTTAGATATTCCTGGTATTGCCGATGAGGAAAAAATTGATGCCGAACGAAAAATGACTGAGTTTAATTTAATCAACCAGGCAGTAATGAATGGCTACTCACTCGATTCAGTAGTTGACGCATTCGGTCTATCTAAGGGCTACAAACTGCTTAAACAAGGCTATGTAAAGCCAGTTATTGTGAATGATAAGCCAGAAGTAGATGAGGGCGATGAGGTAGAAGACGCTCCTGATTCAACGCAGTCCAATGACGCGGATAAAAATAAAGCTATTGATATTAACCAAGAAAAGCATCACGATCACTGCACTTGTAGTCATAAAGCTCATACTCCAACCAAGCAGGAACAGAAGTTTATTGATGACGTTTCGTCTGTTTTGAGAGACCAGATGAATCGTCAGATTGAACGCGCTATCGAGAATAATGAGCTTAATAAAGACGTAAGCGATATCGATGAGGAAGAAGCAAATAAAACTGCACAAGAAATTCTAGCGTTCATTATTGCTTACATGCTAGTAAAGGGTCAAACAACCTATACAGAGGGTATTGCATTACTTAAAGCAAATAATATCCCGATTGACGCTACTTCTGAATTTATTGTATCAACTCTAACTCGTGCTGATTATCAAGCATATTTAGTAAATGTAGCTAAATCATATTCTAAAGAAACTGCAGAAAGTATTCGTAATGTTTTGGCTCAAGGTCAGGAAATGGGGTTAAATAAAGAAGAGTTAGCCACTCGACTACGTGAGATTATGAACACTGACGAATGGAGAGTGCAGAGGTTGGCACGCACCGAGGAACATCGTTCTGCTAATAAATCCAGCGTTGATGCAATGAGCCAATTGATGAATGAAACAGGTGCTAAGATTTACAAAGTATGGCACACTGTCTCCGCAAATCCATGTGAGTTTTGTCAGGCTATGAACGGTAAAAGAGAACTCGTAACAGACTCATTCCTACCAAAAGGTGAAAACGTCGTTGGGACTGATGGTGGTATTTTTAATAATAACTTTGTAGATGTTGATGCGGCAGATCTACATCCAAATTGTCATTGTCGTGTCAAATATGAAGTGGAGAAGTGATGAAAATCAAATGTCCGCACTGTGATAGATATTTATTTGAAACAGATAGTACATTGATTGTACAAAATGTAAAATGTTCATATTGCAAGAAGCGTTTCAATCTTAAAGTCGTAACACCACAATCATCTGAAGCCGACATTAGACTGAAAATAGATTAAAGAACTGGTGGCTCACTCCAAGTATATTTAGCTAGACAGAAATTATACTTGTCTTTAGGGTGTAGTTTATTCTGACAATCCTTAAATGGGAGAGGCATCTTCTCTTCTGCATCTTTAATTTTAATCTTTTTACCATACCTAGATCTACAAATTTCACAGCAACTATTACTAGATACATATAGATAATCTTGCCCAGGATTATTTAGCATAATCATGAGCTTACAATAAGCAATATTATTTTCGACACTAGACTCTAACAGTGATCTAGGATCTCTCCCACAGTCATTTTCATATATTGCAACCAAATGTTCCAGTCGCTCTACTGCTTTTACCATCCTTAATGGATTATTTAATAGAGTATCCGGAAATCTTCGCATTATATCCCATATCACATCACGAGAAGCTGGTTCAACTGGAAAAGACTTGCGCCGACTTTCCAAAATATTTCTTGCAAATTCAACAGTTATATCAAAGTCTGGCATATCAAGCATATGAGAAAAACAATCCGCCGCAATTGCATCTTGAGGTTTTAATAAATCACTAGCAAATAATCTATTATTAGATCTTACATAAAATTGATTGCCACACTCTGGACATTTTCTACCACGGGTAGGTGGCTCATCAAAAATGTGTCCACAATGTGGGCATGTATTGGTATTACGATTTTTATAATCGCCATAAACTGTCGTCAATTCTTTAGTTCTATCTTCAATCAAACTTAGACGTTCATCATCTTTTACTAAGTACGTTTCGCCAGTTGTTTTAGTTTTTTGTTTAATAGCTATATTTTTATTATAAAAATCTTGTGCTTTTTTCTTAATTTCGTCGAGCAACATAATACCTCCATATGTTACTGCTTATTTTATCACGTTTTACTGCCACCCTATATCTTTACATAATCACTTTTGATGAAGCAGATGTCCATATGGATGCAGAATCGCAAATATTAAATTAACTTTAAGGAAAACATGACAATTAAACAGAAAATTGTTTCAGTTACCGGCAAGCTCTCTACTAAGAGTGTTGATGGTGAAAGAAGAATTGTCTTTGTCGCAAGTTCTAATAACGAAGATCGTCATTATGAGCATGTAGATGTAGCAAGCTTACGCTTACCATTAAAAGGTGGTGGAGATATTACTGTTTCGGCTATCCCAAGCGAAGGCGTAAGTGAGGTCATTGATATTCCTTTAATGTTGAACCACAGCGGTGATGTTCGTGATGTGATTGGCTCCATTCGTGCTGCTTACTTCTCGAATAATGAACTAACATTTGAAGCTGGTATTTCCAAGCGAGAAATCGCCCAAGAAATGCTCACACTGCTTGAAGAAGGTCATCTGTCTAATGCGTTCTCGATCACAATGATTGATTACGATTACAATATTGACTCTGAAACAATCAGCAAGGCTGAAGTGATTGAGGTCTCACTGGTCTATCGTGGATCCAACAAGGAAGCAAGATTACTTGCCATTAAATCTTTATTAGGAGACGAAATGAAGACAAAACAAAACGACAATTTTGGTGATGCTAATGGTGATGGAGAAAACCACACGGTCATTCCTGAAGCCACAGAAGCTAAAGCTCCTGAAATATCAGAAGCTCCCGAAACAGTTGACGAAACTCCTGCTGGAGAAACAGAAGCTCCTAAGGCTCCTGATAATTCAGAGGAAGAAGCCACTAGCGAACCAGAGGGTGAAACTCAAGAAGCACCCGAAACTAATAATACTGAAGAAAAGGAAGAAACTATGAACAACAAAGAAATTGCAAAAGATGCAGTTGTGGAAAAAGGTGTTATGCCTAACCAGCCAGCCTCTGCAAATAACTACCTCAAAACAAAAGCTGCACTTGTAGACTTTAAGAATATTGTTCTTAAAAATCACCGTGGTTCTAATGAACAAATCATGCGTGAATGGAACGAAAACCTTAAATCTAAAGGTGTAACCGGTGATGCCATTATGCCATCCCAGATCGAAAATATCTTCTTCAAGGCTTGGGTCGATAATCCTGGTATTTTGGCAACTTTCCGTACAGTAGGAGTTAAAAGTGCTGCCGTTTACGCAATTGGTACTAGTGATACCGCTAATGGGCACAAAAAAGGTGATGCAAAAGCTGACCAGTCTCTGACCAACGTTCGTCGTGATCTTAAAGGTCTTGGTATCTACAAAAAGCTTCCAATTGACTTGCAAGACCTCTACGATGATGAAACTGGTGAATTGCTTGCCTTCCGTGTTGAAGAATTAGCTGCACGTGTCGCTAACGCTATTGCAGTCGGTGCTTTAATCGGTCAAGGAACTGGCGATAAGGCTACCTTACAAGGTACTCGTGGTCTTTATCCAATGCTTTCCGACATCAATGCAACTAGTGGTTATGGTTCAAATGTTGCTACCAAAGTTACAGGTGAAACTGGAGAGGGCAGCTATGAATTGGCAGTCCGTGCCGTTGGCGCCGTCAAGGACGAGAAAAACGCCGGTAAAATCTTGGTTGTACCAACTGGATTTACTACTGAACTTAAATTAGCTAAAGGTTCTGACGGACACTTGATGTTCCCAGCAGGTTCTAACTTTGCTAATTTACTTGACGTAAAGCAGATCTTTGAAATTGACGAGCTTGTTGGTAAAGACGTTAAGGCTATTGCATACGCTAACCAAAGTTATGTTTTAATTGGTGAACCTACTGCAACCGTACGTACCGATTTCGACACCAATAAAAACCAAGACGTCATGCTCACTGAGCGTTATGTCGGTGGTTCTGCACAAGGCTACAAGACTGTTGCCGGCGCATTTGCACACGCTTAATCAACTAAACTAAGGAAGAAAGGACGATCAGATGAATAATTACCAACCTGTGCTATCACAAGATGAAGTAGTTGCTCTGCTTGGTCGTCCTCTTTCTGAGGTTGAAATTAAGAACTTTAATATTTACTTTGAAATCGCTGATCTAAAACTAAAGGATTTACTTTGCTTATCTAGTCTTCCAAATCCAATTCCTGCTGACCTCAAAATGCTTCTAGCTAAAATGTTTGGCAGTATTAAAGCGACACAGGATTTTGAGCATAATAATGGGGTGGAATCAAAACGAGTAGAAGATTTTTCTATCAACTATACCGCTGACAAGAAAAGTCCAATGAGTTTAGTTTTATCTAATGAAAGTGCAACGCTATTAAAGTACAGTCAATGTTCGAGCGGCATTATGCACGGAAAGACGATGTTATGACCGTGTTTGATATGTTTGTTGAGGTACCCTTTGAATATCTAACGATTAGCCGAGGTGAAGTATATGGCAACCGAATCATCGGTCAAAAAACTCTCCGAGGCATCGTTAAGATTAAAGAAGGCATGATTTCGCAAGGCAATCAAGAAATACGAAAATCCAACAACACCGTCCATGTACATCCAGAGGACTTTGTCGGTCTAACTTGTGAGCAAATTATCGGCAACGGTATTCGCTATAATAATGCTGATTATTCGATTATTGGCGTAACTGAAGGGCGTAATTTCGATACTAATGAAATCGAACACTTAACCTTAACGCTTGAAAGGGCTGAATATGTCGGTGATAATTAGAACCAACACGAAGCTTTTCGAGCGAGTCGAGCGAGAGAACTGGAGAAATGGTTTGCGTGCTATGGGCGATAGAATCCTGATGGATGCTATTGCATTAGCTCCAGAATTAAACGGTGAACTAAAAAGCGATGGGCGAGTCGAAGTTGTATCTGGTTCCGAAGTACATATTAAGTTTGGAGACGCTAGAGTGCCATATGCCAGACGTCGACACTTTGAGAATAAGAAAAATCCTCATACTAAGTATTATCTGCAAAAAGCTGGTGATAATGTTGTTGCTAAGCTTGGCTTCAAGGAGTTTTTGAAATGATCGTATTGTCATTACTTAAATTCCTCGAAGATAATAATCTAGGTAAAATTGATCAGGATTTATTCTGGGAGAAAATTGGCTTAGGCAAAAATGGTATCTACATTGCCAGCGTCGGAGTGTCTCAAGATAGGGGCATGCGTAATCGTCAAGATTACATCTTTTATTCGAGAGGCAAAACCGACATCGAAAGCTATCAGAAGCTCGAAAAAATAAGAAAGTTCCTAAATAACTCATACGATATCTGTACACTCCCACCTGTACCGCCAGTGTTCAATCGGGAGTATCATAATGTAACTATTATGCCGCCATCATCCATTACTAATGTAGGATTAGATACTAATGGACGAATGGTCTGGTCGTTTACTGGCACGATCTATTACTAATAACCATAAAGGAGAATATATGGACGAAACACTCATGGCTGGTAAATGGGAAATGAGTATTGGAAATACCCTTATTCCAGCAAAATGTCTTGGCGATATTACGCCAAACTACGCTGAAGGTACAGTAGAAGCGAAAACTCAAGCTGGCACCCGTAAGCAACCATCTGGCAAAGCTGAAACTGCAGAATTAACTTTTACCGTTTATTTGCCAAATCTAGATTATCTGAAAGTCCTCTGGGCAGACGCTTATCAAAAACCTACTGCTGAAGCTCAAAAAACTGGTGCAATCGTATTCGGTAGCAATAACTGTAGTATGCGTAAAGCATTGCCTGTCAATATCCATCCAGTCTGCGAAAAAACTGACGATAATGATATCCACATTTTTGCAGGGCTTGTAAATATGTCATTTAATCCAACATTATCTACGACAGACGCAGTGTCTATTGAGGCAACCCTACAAATGCAACCAACTGATAACGGTTACTTCCGTGTTGGCACCGGTGATTTAGCTAAGCCATCTAAATGGGATGTAACTGCACAGAAGACTATTCCAGTTACTGAACGTTAATAAAATCTTAATAACTAAAATAAGCTCTCATAAGGAGCTTATTTTTATAGATGCCATTTATGTTTTTTGGAGAAGGTAAAGTAAATTACAGGAATGTAGGCGAAAATACCGCCGAATAAAAGCCATAAGATAATTGAATGCTCGATTGGATAAGTTTTAGGACTATTTTTCTTCTTATTTTTTTTATTGTTTTGAATAACAGTCCATGCTCCAATGAATGTACCCATATCCATAATACCTCAATTATAACATATTTTCAGAAAAGCACAAGTTTTTATTGCCACCCTGTATAAACCCATAATACTAAGCATAAAAAGGATTTTAATTACAATGTCAGTATCTATTTCAACATCAGTATACACAAAACAAATCACTGCCGAGATTGACGGTGTAGAATTCAAGGTTACACCAATGTCTTCAGCTCAAACATTATCTTATGTCGACCTATGCGACGAACTAAAAGAAGCAAAAAGTACTAATGATTTAACGAGAGTTAAAGAAGCTATTAGAAACTTGAGCGATATTCTTTATAGCGTGTTTGATAAACCAGATGAAGCTCGCAAAGTGTTAGCAAAAGTACCAATTGAGGGCGTTCTTGAAATCTATCAAAAGATTGTAGGCGAAAAACCTGATAATCAGGAGTAAATATGGCAAATTTGCTTGATTTAATGACTCCAGAAGACCGTGAAGCGGTGGAAGTAGCTTTTAAGAAGCGAATGTCTGGAGACAATACATTCCGCAAGGGTAAAGTATCTAGGGTAGCTTATTTACTTGCTGAGCTCGGCATGCTTTATGGTTGGGAAGCGATCGTTGCAGCAAAACGTGGCTATATCGAAACTTTTGATGAGCATACAGGTAAAAAGCAGAAGATGCCATTATCAATGGAAGAGTTATCAGCCTTAGTGGATGCTGGGCAAAAGGTTAAACATAGTGATTATGTGAACTATGCAAGAATCGTTTGTGTCGGCACTGGCAGTGCTTTCAGTAAGAACCCTAACGAAACACTTCGTGATGGAATGAAACCATTTATTGATGGAGTAAACAAATAATGAGTACTAGCAGTACCGTAGTCGGTGAAATTGAATATCGAGTTAAAATTGATACTAAGGATTTTAAGTCCGAGATTTCTCATGTTGAAAAAACGATGAAGACTGAACTGGGTTCTGCTGGTGATAAAAGTGGTAAAGATTCAGGTGAAAAAGCTAGCCATGGCTTTGGAGAGAAGTTCAAAAATGGTCTAAAAAACATTGGTAATGGCTTTTTGGCTGGCATGGGCGGATTTATGGGGCAAAAACTCATGTCCGGTTTCCAGTCAGCGTTTTCTAGCCTCACGAATATCTTTAAGTCATCAATCTCTGCGTTTAGCGACTATGAACAACTTACTGGTGGCGTAGAAACTTTATTTAAGGATTCTCAAAATCAAGTATTCCAGTACGCAGACAATGCTTATAAAACTGCCGGACTTTCGGCTAACCAATACATGGAAACCGTAACTGGTTTCTCAGCTTCACTGCTTCAAGGCTTAAAAGGTGATACTGCTGCAGCGGCTAGATATGCAGACATGGCAGTAACAGATATGTCTGATAACGCCAATAAGATGGGTACTGATATGGGGTTAATTCAAACCGCTTATCAGGGTTTCGCCAAGCAAAACTACACTATGCTTGATAACCTTAAACTTGGCTATGGTGGTACAAAAACTGAGATGGAACGCCTGCTTAAAGATGCCGAAAAGCTCCCACAAGCAATGGGCAAGAAATTCGATATTAGCAATTATCAAGATATTATTGAAGCGATTCATTTAGTTCAAGAGAATACTGGAATTGCTGGTACAACACAAAAGGAAGCTGCTGAAACCATCAGCGGAAGCTTAGGAATGCTTAAAGGCGCGTGGAGCAACCTTGTTACAGGACTTGCTGACGATACTCAAGATTTTGGTAAGTTACTTAATAATGTTATTGAATCAGTCGAGGCAGTAGGTAAAAACTTATTACCAACAATTGAAGTTGCTTTGGGAGGTATGGTTCAACTTATTCAGAATGTCGCACCACTTATCATTGCAGAGATTCCGAAGCTAGTTAGCCAGCTATTACCGCCAGTGCTTGAAGCAATAATCAGCATTACAATGTCGATTATAGAGATATTACCAGGGCTTATTGAACAGTTATTTAATGCTTTGGTAGAGGTTTTGCCAAAATTAATTGATGCAATAGTTACTATTCTACCTAGCCTAATAGACGCTATCACTAATTTAGTTATTACTATCATTACGAAGCTTACGGAACCAGCAACACTTACTATGTTACTAAACGGCGCAGTAAAACTATTTATGGCAATTATTGAAGCATTACCACAAATCCTTACTGCTTTAACTAATGCGTTGCCACAGATAATTACAAACATAATCGCGTTCTTAATCGACCCAAATACAATTGCGCAATTATTATCAGCAGCGATAATTTTATTTATGGCACTTGTACGCGCTGTCCCTATGATTTTTGGGGCATTGATTGTTGCTTTGGGTGGCTTATTTGCAGAGGTCTGGAAACGAGTGAGCGAAATGTTTAGCCACGGTGGTGAAAAAATTGGACAAGCGTTTTCTAATGCATTTAAGACCGCAATCAATAACATACTTGGAGTAGTAGAAAATACAGTTAATTTCTTTGTTGATATGATCAATGGAGTTATTGGGATTATCAATGCTATTCCAGGTGTTAATCTCGGTAAGCTAGATAGGCTTAAAATTCCACGTTTAGCATCTGGTGGAATTGTGCCAGCAACGGCTGGCGGTAAAATCATCATGGCAGGTGAAGCCGGTGAAGACGAATGGGTAGTGCCTGAATCCAAGATGGCGAATTTGATAGAAAAATTAGGTGCCAGTAATGGAAATGGCGGTGGCGAAACATTCAACTTTACATTTAACGGGGTTGTCGGCACCAAGAGCGAGCTGAGACAATGCGCCATTACTTTCCATGATGCTTATGAAGAAGTAAAGAAAGCGAGGATGGCGGCATGAGTTTAGCTCTTACAATCACAGATGATAATACAAGTATTACCTATACACTGCTGCCATCACCGTTTAATAAGAATCGAGAAATCGGTAAAAGCGAAGTTTTAGTCGCAAGTGGTGATATTTATACTGATTATGTCTATAAGAAATTTACATTTGAATACGAATGGAACTTCTTATCAGCTGAAGAATATGCCGTCCTAGAGGGCTTCTTTAATCGTCAATACGAACTACATAAATATCCTCGCATTTCTATTCCCGAACTCGGTGTTGATAATATGGTGGCAAGAATGGAGTTAAGCGACCAATCAATCGTCAATAATTGTGGAATGGTGGAGAATGTAAAGGTATCATTCAGGGAATCGACACAATTATGATTACCGTCTCAGATAAATTCCATCAACTAGCAGCAGCTTCAGTTAGACCACTAGATTGGGATGTAGCAATTTCATTTACTAAGAAAAGAAATACCGGAATCAAGTGGTTTACACTTGACCAATCAACACTGAATGGCGCTGACCTTCTTGGATCGAGTGATCAAAACCCAATTCAGTTATGGGACGCGTATGACTATATGTTTCTAAAAGAGCGTCTCGTATCTATGAACTTTTCACGTTCTGTGGAGTTTCCGTACAATATTCAGAGTTGTATTGCTGATTTTGAGTTGAATAATTACGATAAACGCTTCAGCTTCAGTGAAGACGGAAGTGCCTCGCCAATTGGAAAGTATATTCTTCCAAAACGACCATGCCGGCTATATATGGGTTTTAAGGGTGGTGGCTTAGCGCCAGTTTTTGTCGGACTTACTCAAGGCTTACCAACCTATGATGGGAATCTAGACGAAGTTGTAAGTTTTACTGCTATGGATTTCCTGAGTGAAATTGGCGAG